TAATTAAAAGCCTTTCAGCAGAGTCTTTATCTATACCTAACTCTTTAGCTAATTTGGCTTTACCCATACCATAGAATAATCCAAGATTAATTGTTTTAGCTTGAGTTCTAGATATGCCTGCCATGTCAGCGACTATTTGATGAAAGTCAGCTTCCTCGTTTTCATAAGCTTGAATAAATTCATCAGCCCCCGGAAATTGTTTTGCAACTGAGGCCGCGTAGTGAGCCACAAGTCTAGGCTCTTGTTGTGAATAATCAAAGCTACCCCATTGTCTTCCTTCTTCAGCTAAAAATAATCCACGAATTTTATCTCCAAACTCTTTGTTTCTTGCAGGAATTTGTTGTAAGTTCGGATTTGAATATGATAAACGCCCCGAAACAGTTCCGCCCTGATCAGATCTTAACTGATTTATTTCAGAATGAATTCTACCTTTGTGGGTGTATCTTAAAATGGAGTCTATAAATGTTGAATGGAATTTATTTATTTCTCTTGCTTCTCTTATTAGTTGCGCTATCGGGTTATTACAATTTATTAACCAATTTTGCGTGAAGCTAGGTTCTTCGGTTTTCGTTGTCCGTGGGTACTCAACACCAATACGATCAAACACTTGCGCAACAGATCTAGCCGCCCAAATATCTACATTGATAGTAGTTTCATCTTTTATTTTTTTAAGAACAATAGATTCTTTTTCTTTAAACTCTTTTTTTAACGAGTGAGCTTTAGCTTCATCCACTCTTATTCCCCGTTGTCTCATCTTAATTAAGATAGGAAGCAATTCCATTTCCATTTCCCAAACATCATGAAGATCTTGTTTTATAATCTCTTGTTTTAGTCTTTGCCAAAGCCGTAAGGTTAACCCTGCATCTTGCTCAGCATAGAAGCCTACGTAGCCCGCAGGCAGTCTCCAGAGATCAGCTTTAGGGTCAATTCCCCATTCTTTAGCTTTTTCGTTTAGAAACGTTTCATTTTTAATTTCACCTAAATAGTCTTTTGCACAAGCATTTAAACTAAAACTATATCTGTTTTCATTTACAATTGCAGCCGCAACCATTGTGTCAACTATCTTCCCATTTATTTCAAAACCATTTACTAACAACCAACCCACATCATAGCTTGCGTTATGAAAAATTTTAGTTGCAGGAGTTTTTAAAATATCTTGAAACCATGCACATGTAATTGATAAATCCATGTTACCACCAGCATCGTGTTGAATTGGAAAATACCATTGTTGATCAAAGGCCGCTACAGCAAAGCCTACAATTCCTCCATCAAATGTAGCCCACCCCGATCCTTTTGTTTTAATGTTAGGATCTTTTGTTTCTAAATCAATTGCTATTTCCTTTGCTTTAGATAAATCTGGATATTCTGATGGACAGATCCAATCACTGTCGTTGTATATAAAATTAAGTTGATGTGTCATTTTTTATTACGTAAGTTATATAACAATCTGCACAATAATAAACTTTATTATGGATTATTACGGGTTTTTTTTGGCACTTTACACAATTGTTTTTTTGCTTCTTTATACCATTTTGTTTCTCTGCCATTTTTTTTACACCATTCGTAATGATTTTTTAAAAGTGTTTTTGATAATCTTTTGTCTTCAATCATTAGTCTCCATTTCTGTCTTTTGTATTAAAAGCTACAGTTATTCTTTCTCCGTTTGATTTAAAAGGAAATACAGTATGTTTTAATTTTGATGGAAAAATAAATATATCTCCAATCTCAGGATAAAAACTTACATCATTAACAAATAAAGGAATTGAGTCTAATTTTTGTTGAAATAAGATACCACCTGGCCCCATACCTCTTCCAACCCAGGAACGTTGTTCCTCTAATAATTCATCAGGCATTTGTAAATAAATTACACCTGACCAATCACAACCTAAATGTGCGTGTAATGGATTAAAATCACCTTTCTTCATATAATTAACCCAAGCGTCTCTAACATATTGTAACTCTGCATCTTTGTTGTAAAATTTTTTATGTACGTTATAAAAATTTTCAAACACAGGATTTAAAATAGACTCGAGTTTAATTGAATCAATTTTATATTCATGATCTAAATGCCCTGCTAAATTAATTCTAAAATCTTTTTGTTTATCTTTACTACACAAATTTTTAATTTCATTTAAAGTTTTTTCATCAAGTTTTGCATGATAAAGCAGCGGGCCAAAAAAATAAAATTTACTTTCCATTCTTTTTAACATCTTTTAATTTTTTTATTTCTAAATCACAGTAATGTTTTATTTTTTCTAAATCTTCAACTCCATTTTTATGTTTATATCTACAAACATATTTAACAACATTACCTTGAAAAAACGATAAATCATTTTTTGCAATGAATTCATACGGTTGAATCTCAAAAAATTTATAATGGGATCCCCCGATTTGCTTGTCTTGTGGAAAAGCTTCATCAAACATATCTTTATCACTCATGTTTTATACTCCTGCAGAATTTTTATTTTCTCTTCAGCGTTTGCTATTTTTTCTATTAATTTATCTACCTCATCTACGTGCTGTGGATGTTCTCCTATCCCAACCGGTTGCTCTAAATAAATTTTTATTGTTGCTTCAGCTTCAGAAATTTGTGCATTGTACCTATCCTCCAAAGCTTGAATTATTACTCTTTTAAACATAATTAGCCTCGTATAATTTATAATATTTTCCTAACGGAAAATTATATTGATGATGAGTGCCTAACAAATGTAATGTTCCTTTAGATCTGGTAGCACCCGTATACCAAACCCGAAGCTCTTTAATCTTTTCAGATAAATTTTTCTTTTCATAATGAGATGGAAAGTTGCATTTACTTGATAAAACAACGTTATCTGCTTCTCCACCTTTTACTTGATGTATAGTATCTATTATAATTTTAGGCGGTTGAGATAAATCCACCCCCTCTTTTATCATCTTTAGAAAATATTGCTTATCTTTTTCTTTAAATTTTCTTTTAAACACTTTTAACCATGATCCTTTTTCATCTCTCATACCACATCTGAGATGTAATTCATCAAAATTAAACACTTGATTAGGATGGGCAAAAGACCATTTTTTACTCTCTTGAGATCTAAATCCGTGGTCTATGTTTAATAAATACTCATACATAATACAAGCTTCTTCTCTTGTAATGCTTCCGCCCTCACAAACTTTCTCCCAATATTGAATTGCTTGAAACTGATTAATATCAAAAGATTTATTACCTTTTACATCTTGATAATACAAAGATAAATTTTTAGCCTCTTCTTGTAATTCTTTCTTTACATCGTTAATTCTTGCTAGAACTAACCAAGTTCCTTCTGTTTTCCAAGGCACCTTTTTTAAACTATTCCAATAATGAATACTCCCCTCTTTATCATTAGAATAAAACTCTTTTTCTACTCTGTTATTCTTCATCCCTTGCAATAAACATTTAGAAAAGAAATGCACATTTTTATTTAATCTTACAGACTTTTTTAAAATTATATTTCTACCTGGAAAGCTTTGAAAGTATTCTACCTCTGCCCCGTTCCATTCATAGATGGCTTGATCGTCATCTCCCGCAATGTAAACTCTCCAAACATTCTTTGCAATTTTAACAACCATGTCCCATTGCAACGGTGTTAGGTCTTGAGCTTCATCTACCATTAATACTTTTATGGGTAGATTGCCTGCATCATCGATAAACTTTTTTACCATATCAGTGAAATCTAAACGATCCGGTGTCCGTTGGCCGTTCTCCATCTCCATTGTTTTAAACTCCTCGTAGCCTGCGATAATAGATTTGAATTGTTGTAGACGCACCGCTTTTCTAGGTTGCTGTTTATACAAAACTATTGGATCTATTTTCATGTTT